TCAAATGAAGAAATATTTAGTATGCACATACTAAATTCATATTGCACGGATATGGAACAAATGTTAAAGGATAGTCTCAAATGGAATACAATAGAAAACTTTCAAGATGATAAAGGTGTTGTCCATCATGTGGCAACAACACGCATGGTATTTTCAAAGTTTCCTAAAATACTAATGATTTCATTCGACAAAAAGAGTAGAGTGAATGTGATTGAAAAAATAAAAATAGGGGGTCTGGAATATGATTTAATCGCCACGGGTATACATGTGGGTAATCAAAATAAAGGGCATTATGTGAGTTTTACAAAACACAAAGGTCTGTGGTATTACAAAAACGACGAGTTTGTTGCACAACAAGATCTACCTAAATTTTCGGAACATTATTTGCTTATATACAATCTAAAAAGTCCTTGAGTTGAATATCTTCTTGAATATTCACTATAGTTCTATAAAACGTTCGTCGATTGTTTGGGTATGTTTTATCATATCTTCTCTTTAGAGGTTTCCACCACATAGGACTTTCCCATGTAATATACATACATTCAACAATGGCACCATCTTCGAACCAATTGTAGTTGTCGAGTCGGTTGTGTGGTATAGCAGACTCGAAAATAAGCTTCCCTTTTTCTTGTACATACAACTTCCACTCTTTAGATCTCTCGTCCCATTTCATTTGGAAATCGACTGTGTTCTTTTCCCGGGGTTTCCATTTGAATAATGTTTCATGTGTACCAATTCGCACCGGTTCATTCACCGGTGTGAAAACTACACCATCCACCTTTTGTTCTATTGATGGTAAATGTTTATCCATGAATTCTTCAAAATCATTCATCGCATGAAATTTTTTACATTTAAGTTTATATTTGTCACTTTTCATAGCAATTACTCCCCGTGTGAACTTTTGAAACCTGTCAAATCTTTCTAAAAAGTTAAACTGTCCAACATACTCTCCATTTATACAAACGGCGTCATAAACTAAAAGTGTATCATCGTACAGTTCTCCGTCTAAAATGGTTCCTTCGTATGCAGCCTTTTTCAAGTTTAGTTTAATTTCAAACATATTAAATGAACGATTGACGAGTAAGCATTTATTAGTATTTTCAAATTTCAGTGCGACCAGCATATGTCTTTCACCGTCGGTCTTTTCACAAACAACATAATCATTATTTTTGATAATCGGAAAGTGGCGATATTCTATAGATATAGGCTGTGGACCTGGAAAGTAATCCTTCGAATTCCACACATGATGGATGAAACCAACGACGTGTTTGTAAAGTGGACTGTCTGACGTTACAAACATTTCGGATATATAAGAAATTAAACCAAAACTTTAACTAGCTTTAACACCAGCTGCGGACAAAATGTTGCTTATGCACTCATGTGTGTATGTCATCGTTAACTTAGATGCTGTATATGCATAAATTTTAACACCTTGTTCTTTCATTTTTTCAAACATTTTATGATGCAGTTTGAGATTGCCTGTTTTTTTATCTTTTGCTTGTTTAGTGAGATTCTTGGTAAACATAACCCAAGCTCTCGCCTCCGTAGAAGACACATTATAAATGTTTTCTTCTATCTTTTTAGAAACTTCTGTGTCAAAGTGGAGACCCATTTGACTTGCGGGTTCTGAACATTCAGCGTCTCTCACTTTTTGTTTAAACATTTCCCAGTCGATTCCCTCCTTTACACCCGGAAACACAAGACAACCTACGCCTTCATGTGGTAATGTTGCCTGTTTCAAAGAATCCTCATCAACACCCACACCAAAATCAACAAAAAGAATGCGGTCGTAGTTTCCAGATTTCAAACAGTTCTGAACAGTCTCGACTTTTTCATAGGGGTCATCGTTTACAAATACAATTTGATTTTGGTTGCCGGTTTGTATACATAATATATTAAACTTCAATATAGTGTGAAGTGTTTTAACGTGGCATGACTTAGATCTTGTAACTATTATAGTTGCAAACTTCATATTAAAATTAATAACCTAATTTTTAAGCCTCTCACTCATACAACCACCAAATGGTAAATTTCCGACATGTCCAAGAGTTGTATTGATATCCGCAAAAATTTTACCGTCGCATTGTTGCCAACGTCGGCAGAATGCATAGTCTTCGCTGAGATATCTCTTTGACTCGGGATCAATCATACAATCAAAGCATGCATGGTAATCATCAAAATCTCTATTTTGGTGGTCATTTTTGCACCAGAGTTCTGGGAACTTGTTTTCCAACTTCTTGAAAACATCTCTTTTTATGAGCATAAATCCAGTGGGACCATCAAGAATTTCTATGAAACCATTTTCTACCTGTCTACGCTGTGCCCCAAAGTTCAAAACCAGGCTTGAAGAAAGCATTGCCATGTTACGATCATCTCCATTCTTGATGGCATCCGCCGCTTGATCCCACATGACACATTTCTTCGGGTAGCATGCGACAGAAACTTCATGCCCGGATTTTATAAGCCGAACAACACTTTCCGGTTCAAAATCTATATCTGCATCAATAAACATAAAATAATCTGCATCCGTTTTTTGCATGAATCTACCAACGGCAACATTTCGAGCACGGTGGACGAGTGATTCATTTTCAGTCGTATCAATATATAACTGAATATTTTCTTCAATCAAACGCATCTGTAATTTAATTATCGAAATCATATACTTTTCTAAGCACAAGCCTCCATAACAAGGTGTACTGAGAAACACCTTCAATACCATTTTTTATTTAACATCTTTATCCTCTAAGTATTTTTTAATTATGTTTAGTATTTTGTTTATAGTTGGTGCGGATACGGAACATTTTTCACAAACTTCCGTTTTTGAAACCTTGCCATCTAACACTAGTAAAATAATCGCAGATGCTATGCTATTTGGTGTCTTGCTCATGAGTTCTACACAATCTTCTACAGCTGCACACATTTTGTTACACTTGAATCTTTCATCTCTAGATACATCAAAAGAATTCAAAAGTCGTTGCATCACATCAAATGGTTTCGTGACGAATGATTTTTCAGTCTTTCCCATCATCGTTTCTTGAAAAATTTGTGTAGTTCTGCTTATGTCACGACTTTTGATACCAAACATATCTGCGACCTCTTTTGTTGTTCTTGGAAATTGTGCCAATTTACACGCATATAAAATACAATTTGCTTTAATGCCCAATCTGATAGCACCTCGTGTAAGTTTTTCGTCATTGAATTTTCTGTACATCATTTTGGCTTCTTTTAGGACATTTTCTGGAAGAGTGTGACAAGCCTCATCTATGTCTCTATATGCATGAAACAAAGATCTATCTTTGTGATTCATTGACATATGGAAGTTGATTCTCGCCATTCTTTTGTTTTCGTATGTAGAACTGTGTTTCGTGGAGATTACTGTACTTTTACCCCAACTTTGTGAAAATAATTCTGGGTTTGCGTTGGGATTTCCACATCTAGAGGGATCGTTTACCTTACCATCATCGGTAATACCACTCGTCCATTCTGGTTTTTCGTCCACAAAACTGTCTTCTACGAGACCGCATTCCGAGCAAACGGGTAAACCTTCGGGTGATATGACTTTGATAGATTCGCATTCTCTACAAAAATATGTATTTACTGGCTCTTTTGTTTGTTCTCTTTCTTTGAGTAAAATATCTAAATCCGACCAGATAGCTGCCAGCATATTGATACGATGTGCACCTTTTATTTTTTCTGTCATCGAACGCAAACTTAGGAATTAAAAACTCATTTCATCAGCCATGCGTTTTGCATGCATTTCAATCATATCAACAGTATCTTTAAAACTTCTGGCACCTGGGGTTGATGGTTTCCATTTTTCCCACTCTTTATCAACCATTTCGTGTCCAATAGGAAGTCCCATGGTTTCTATTTCAGTGTCCGGAACTATGAAATCGTTCATTTCGGAGTCAGTTTCGGAATCGGAACAGTCTTCATATATCTCACTGTCATCGTCTTCTATGTCTATGTCGCAGTAATAGACAAACATGTTTTGACCAATTTGCTTCATATCAAGATCCCGAAACGTAGTACCAGACGGATGATGTTCAGTAAGACTTTCGTACGGAACGGGATTCATGTCCCCGCTATCAATTTCAAAAACACAGGCAGACTTGTAAATTTTTTCGGTTTGGGAAAGGTAATGAACTCCGAGTACATTTCCCGTATTCATTGCCACAACACCGTACATTTCTTCTTCAACATCATCTTCGTTTACTAACACTTTTATTATATCATTCTCAACTATTTCGGATGGTACAATCATGCTTAGAGTTTTCAAACAAAAAATATTTAGCTATAATATCACAGCACACATGAAATATCGAATTTATTCGAAGGAAGGATGTCAATATTGCGACCACGCAGTTGAGTTATGTAAGTCAGATGGCCTGGATTACGAAAAAATAATGATAGAAAAGGAAGAATTAAAAGAATTATGTGGTGGCAGGCTTGATTCCTACCCTCAAATATTCGCTGGTGATAAACGGATAGGCAATTTTTTTGAGTTTCAAGATTATTTGGAAGACTATGAACCACTATTGGAACCATCTCTGAACAGGTTTACTGTGTTTCCTTTGAAATATCCCCATCTCTGGGATCTTTACAAAAAGGCACAAATGAGTAATTGGACGGCTGAAGAAGTCGATCTTTCAAAGGACATGGATGACTGGAAGACGTTGAATGAAAATGAACAAAAGTTCATAAAATACATTCTTGCATTCTTTGCTGGGTCTGATGGAATTGTCTTCGAAAATATCAATAATAATTTTGCAGATGAGGTCCAGATAAGCGAAGCACGATCATTCTATGGATATCAATGCCATAATGAAATGGTACATGGCGAAACATATTCAAAAATGATAGATAAATACATCAAAGATCCGGATGAAAAGAAACATTTATTCGAAGCTATCCAAACTGTCCCGTGTATCGAGAAAAAGGCGCAGTGGGCTATGAAGTGGTTTGATAAAAAGTCTCGCTCTTTCGCCGAGAGATTATTTGCATTTGCTTGCGTAGAAGGTATATTTTTTAGTGGTTCTTTTTGTGCCATTTTCTGGCTCAAGAAGCGTGGACTTATGCCCGGGTTGTGTTTCAGTAATGAACTCATTTCTAGAGATGAAGGTCTCCATCAAGAATTTGCCGTAGAACTTTATAATCTTCTGAGAAACAAACCAGGAACAAACACTCTTCACAACATAGTGAAAGAGGCGGTGGAAATAGAAAAGGAATTTATTACGGATGCACTTCCTTGTAGTTTAATTGGTATGAATTCGGAAAAGATGTCTACGTACATAGAATACGTTTCCGATCGGCTTTTGAAGCAAATAGGACAAGCACCTATTTATAATTCTAAAAATCCATTTGATTTTATGGAAAACATTAGCCTCGATGGAAAAACTAATTTTTTTGAAAAGCGTGTTGGTGATTATGGAAAATTGGATGATGATTCAGGCGATATTGGTTTCGATGAAGATTTTTAAAAAAATATAAACAAAATATATGAATACACCCAAAGTTAAAAACGCCTCCGGTGACATCAATGTAATTATAGTGGTTTCGGCGGTATTAATTACTTTGGTGATTGGTCTTTACTTTTTTTTTCAAAAAGATGACGATATTGAGAAAATAAAAACTCCTTCTCCTAGTTATGTCTCTCTTTCACCGAGTGATAATACACCAGCGCCACAAGAAGATGCAACACAAGAAGAAATTTTACAGACTCTTTTCAAGACTATCGATAAAGATAATAACGACGTAATATCGTTTGACGAGATGTTTCTAGAAATGGGACCGGATGCCTCCGAAAATACAAGAAACACAAACCAACAGATATTTAACTCTATAGACATAGACAATTCTGGTAGTTTATCTATGGCAGAGTTTACGTCTGGTAATATAAAGATTCAATAGATCCATAAATAAACAACATTTATCATATGTAATTTATTTATGACTAAAAAATAATTACTGAATATAATTTTAGAAAGGTGTGTCAGCTTCGGTATTTAAATCCATCGAACCAAGGTTCATACCACCTCCAACAGATTCAAACCTGGGCTCCATTTCACCTGGAACCGGAGCCTTCACTCTACTTTGCGGCATAGCCTTTACTTTAGGACCGGTGCTTCTAGAAAATTCACTGAAAGGAACGTTGATAACTTTTAACGCAGGTGACTTTTTCACCTTTTCTGGAAGTTTGACACGACCACCCTCTTTTCCGAGTTCAGAAGGAACGTCAACGGTGTATTTTTCCTTTTTCACATTAAGAATTCCCCACGCAATAGCCATGAACACCACAGTATGAACGAGAACACCTACTTGTGTCGGGGAACCATTCGGGGTGGCGATGAAGGAACCCAAAATTCTCCTGACAATCCTGTAGGTGACCGGATTGGATACAACATAAAATACAAGAGACATGATTAAAGCTGTCATGAATTTTTCTTTGGCTTTGGATCCACCACAACCACATCCACAGTCTTTAAAGAAACCCATTTTTACTGTTACCTAAGAAAAAAATTTACTTAAAGTTTCTAGTCTAAGTGAATATATAACCAAAATATAATGTCGCTTAGTATCCAACAATCTTCTGAATTCAACCCATCCACTGTGAAGTTTTCCAAGTTGAGAAAGAACAAGAATGGTGGAAAGGCTGTATACATTAACAATAGCGATGGTAAGAAGCTTTACCTCCAACTTCCTTACATGAGATCCCCTTATGGTCTTAGTACGTTTACCGATGAAAGTACTGGCAGAACGTCTTACTCCTTGGATCTCAGCTTTGATGGCGACAATGCTGAAGCGGGTGAGCTTTGTGAAAAGTTGAAGGAGCTCGACGAGCTTGTTGTTAACACAGTCGCAAAGAACTCAAAGGAATGGATGGGTAAGGAATTTAATGTCGCAGTTTTGAAGGAAGCTCTTTACAAGCCCCTTGTGAGACCGAGCAAGGAACCGTATCCTTCCACTGTTAAGCTCAAGGTTTTGACTAAGCCCGACGGATCATTCGTACCGGAAGCTTACAACGCACAGCGAGAAAGCATTCCACTTGATTCCATTGAAAAGGGGCAGCGTGTCCTCACTATTATTGATTTGAATCAGATTTGGTTCATTGATAATAAGTTTGGTGTGACTGTTCGTCTGCAACAGGTTCTCGTTGAACAATCTGAAAAGTTGCCATCCTTCGCCTTCCAGGGTATTGCAGCCGCCAATGACGATGTCGTTGACGATGGTGAAGATGAAGACGAACTTGAAATTGACGAAGAGGACTAAATACAAAAATTAAATTTATTACAAACACCCGTTTGATTAGACAAACGCCAGTCTAATGATACGTAATTTAATAATTATATTTACTTATATTAACATGCAGAGAACACGAAATAATGACAACGATGATGATATGACCAGTGGCCCTCGTATTTTGAATAGAAGATATAATAGAAGAAACTATAATGGTGCTCGTTCACTTGTTCGTAATTTTGTTTACACAAACTCAAACACAAATGAAAATAGCATTGGTCCAAGCAATCTGGGACGCCTGCGAAGAATGGTTACCAATGCTCGTGTTATAGATCCAAATAACCTTAGACGTATGCGAAGAGCTCGTATGTCTTTTGTGAACGCGGGTCCAGTTCGACGTCGTCTTAACTTTGGTAACAATGGTCGTAGGCTAAATGCAGCCAATTATAGCAAAAATGAAAATAAAATGAAGAAAAATGCCAACGAAAACAACAAAACCAAGAAAATTACGTGGAAGAAGGTGAACGTGAAGAATTTACCCAGAGATATACTTTCATTAGAAAATATTAAGTCTGGTGAAAAGGCTGTCAAGATTAATAAGCTTTACCTCGCACCTAATTCCTTCCGTAAATTGGCGCGTATGTCTATGACGAGTGCAGTCAATTCTAGTGGAAATATGGTTCTTTTCAAAAATCCCTTAACTAGGGCAAATGTTAAGAAAGGTAACCTCGAGTTTGTTGTGTTAAAAAAGATTAAAACTAAAAAGTGATTTACAGTATATGCACGTTGTTCTCAAACCCAGTCCATCGGTCACTCATAAGTACAGGGTAATGTTACCAAACAAAAGATCAGTTGATTTTGGTACACTTGGATCTCCGGACTTTACGGAACATAGAAATCCAAAGCTCATGCGAGCGCACCTCCTCAGAAAGGGTGCAGTCATCCCCAAGGAGTTGCGAATCGAAACCAACCCACAAGAAATACAACGAGGCATGTTACACGTCGACACCAGTACAGAAGAAGATTGGGATGACGAATTTAGGGCAGGTTACTGGGAAAGATGGCTTTTGTGGTCCTATGCAGACATAAACCATGCCAAACTTTTCATGACTATGCGTAAGGGTATTTTATTTATGCCGACAGAAGAAAACATGTGGTTCTGTGATAATTACAAAAAATATTAGTGTATTTTATATGAACTGCGCAGTTGGAATTGAGCGTTCAGAAGAGGAGGAAGATATTCGTGAAATTGAAGTTACTCCAAAGGGTTGTGTTCCAGTTAGTGAAGATATGTGCAAATCTGGTTACAAAGCATTTTCAAAAAATATCACATTTCCAGAAAATGCGTTAGATTCGTGTTGCAGATGCAAAGAAGGTGAAACGTGTAAATATTGCAACGATCCATCAAACTGCACAGAAGAAGAGAGAGTTTTGTATGTAACAAATGAAGACTGTTTTGGTGAAGAAGAGGAAGAAGAAGAGAGAGTTGTTCAAACCTCGGTTCAATCATCTGAGTCATCTCCAGAAATCACCCCCGAAGAAAAGTCATTTATTGAACAAAATAAATGGTACATTTTATTGGGTTTATTGTTACTCATTGGCTTAGCAATTTTGATTTATAGATTTAGATAACTTCTATTTCCAAAACATGGAAACAATATTTACGATTCGTGTCAGAATTTATCGATATCATTGTGAAATTACCCTCTGAATAGTCTTTCACAATTTTATCTACCGCACCCAAGTGCATGTCAGCCCTGTTTAAGTATCTCACCTCCACGACGATACATTTTTGTACTTGATTTATTAAAAACTAGATGTGACTTAACTTTACTTGTTACAAATAAATTCTATTCTATTTAAAGATATTAATCTCCTTTTATATCTGACGTAATTTCTTTTTAACATCCAAGAAAGTCTCCATCCCATATTTTTTATTCTGGATTTGTTCTGTAAGTTACCGTAACCATAATTTATAGTTTGATTTGTTTTGGTTTTATATATGTAAAATGGCGTGTATTCCTTTGAACATTTTTCATGATCTTTGAAATAATGTGACGGTGTAATAAACTTTTTTGGTTTTGATAATTCTTTTTTTCGTTTGTTGATGAAGTTCATCAATTTTCTACGTTCGGATAACGTAGCATCTCCGTTTCTATATTTCACAAGAAGGTCTTTATAATTCGACATTTTATCTATTTTTATTTGATTATGTGATTAACAATTATAACTTAGGCGCCAGTAGAACCAAAACCACCTGATCCTCGTAATGTTTCTTCAAGGTTGCCAATCTCCCAAACTTCAGGAGTCTCGCAACGCTCGAGAACAAGTTGTGCAATTCGATCCCCCTCTTTTACGACAAATTCTCTATCTCCATGATTGAAAAGAACAACTTTAACTTCGCCGGTGTAGTCCGGGTCAACAACACCCGCCCCAACTTGGATACCGTGTTTAACAGCGAGACCTGATCTTGGTGCGACACGTCCATACACACCCTCTGGTAAAAGAATACCAATTCCCGTACCTACGAGAGCACGGTGTGTAGGTTGAATAGTAACATTATCGATGCTGTAGAGATCATATCCAACGGCGCCATTTGAACCACGGGTAGGAAGAATAGCGTTATTTGTAAGTTTTTTAACACCGAGTGACATTTTTGGATTATAATGCCTTGTAATCTTTATAAAGGTTTGGAAATAATTAATATTAATGGGTCTAGCTTGGACTATCCATAATGCCGTTGTTCCGCCAAAATCAGATTATGAAAAACTCAAAAGAAAAATCAACAAAACAACTCTCACATATGGTACAGCACTTACATCAACTTATTTCATTACTCAAGGAGCCCCGGAAGGTGTATCCGCTACATTAGGCGTTGCATCTTCTCTTGCATATATTGCACTATTGGAGAATCACGTAGATAACATTGAAAAATCATCACTTCAGAAACAGTTTTTTGTCCCACTCGGAACAGCTATTTTTGAAACAATGTGGAATCATGCACCATTTGGTTTTGATTTTGATTATGGTGCAACTTTTGTTGGATTTTTGGCGTATAAACTCGCCTTACTTACAGTCGTTTACGAAGAAGTTGTTAGAATGATGATTATCGAGTCTGAACCCGAAAAGGATAGAATTTCACCTCTAGATTCCTTTGATTCTGCACTTGAAAGCGAAAAATAGAATCCATGCAATTATAACATCTATAGTGTAATGATCTCTTGTAATTACAGATACAAATGAAGTTATCACTGGCCATATTGGCCATAAAGGAGTACCCACAAAATTAGAAGTTACCAAATTGAGTGTTGTGTGACCAGAGAATGTATAATCGTTGCAATATCCGAAACCGGGTCTGATTTTGCAGGGTGTTTGTTTTGTGTATGGTAGTATAGTGACTGCATTACACAAAGCTCTCGCAAAATACATGATAGTCATTAATGTTAAATATGAATTACGTTTATTCGTTGACCACGTTGGCCAATTGGAAATGAGAAAAAATACGGGAACTATCAAGAGATAGTCTGGTAGATGCTCGTATTGTTCAAGGTTTGGCAAAAACTTAAATCCCATATCATACACTGGACCATCTTTGCCAGAACCATTCCTATGTGATATGTAATGACCAACTAATATATTAGTCATCAGTGATACCAAGAACAATATCAGTAACATCCTATTATATATTATGTAAAGAATAAAACATTTGGAACTATCTCAAATCTTTATAAATTCTTTTAGTTTCCATAATTTCTACGAGCCTCGTTCTCTGCGTTCCTCAATACATTCTTATAGTTCTCTAATTTAGCCTGCCTGTTTGAGGCATAATTTTCCGCCCATTCGGTCATATCTTCACCTATGTATGGGTAATTCTCATTCGTGTAACGTTTTAAGAAAGCCCTGTATCGTGTTGTCCACACATCGACCTTCTTTTTTGGCTTTCCGGCAGCAGCGACACTCTTTTTGTTTTTAATATTCTTCAAGAGTTCTTCACGCGTCTTCTTAACAAGTTTTCCATCTACCGTCTTTGTGAGCCTCACTTTGGCTTTCTTCGCCATTTTCTTGTCGGTCATTGTAGGCATTGGTTTCTTCGCCATTTTCTTGTCGGCCATTGTAGGCATTGGTTTCTTCGCTTTCAAAACATTCTGAACGTTCTTAGAAAGTTCTTCGCGAGTCTTCTTAACGCGTTTCCCATTTACTATCTTTGTGAGCCTCACTTTGGCTTTCTTGGCAGCTTTTTTGTTAGCTTCTGTGGGCATATCAACCATGTTTAATTATATTATTTAAACATATTTTTTTTCATCTATCTCAAATCTTTATCCGCCGTGTAATATGTTTTACCTTTCATTACAAAACTATGAACTCTCGCATAACCCCATGCTTGTGGAGAAGCACCTGGACGATGCCCGGTTCTCCACGCAGCAAGTCCTCTATTGTAAATAGTCTGAAGAGTTTTGAGGGGTATCTTCGTAGCCTTTGCTATCGCTGGGAGCGACTTCACTTCCGAGCCATACTTCTTTCTAAACTTTTGAGTGTAAGAAGATGTGCGAGTCTTCACACCTTCATCAGTTTTGAAATCTTTGTAGTCTTTCCTAAGCATCTTCTTGTACCGTGTCTTCACAGCTTTCAAAGTTCCGAGACCCCGAAAGTACTTAAGTGGAGCATAGATCTTACCCTCAGTTCTACGCAACTCCCGAACTTTCTTGGCAATCTCCTGGTCTGTCAGGGGCATCTTAATTATTATGTAGATTTATTTCAATGGGTTGGCACAAAGATCCTGTTTTGGAGGGTGATGAAGTATTAGCAAACAAAAAATGTAATTGTTGTTTGATGACACTTATTTTGGGAATGATTGGTACGGGTGTGATTTTAAAAATGTATTATGCTAATTATTTTTGACGAAGATCCTTTATAGCTTCCAGTATACTTTTGTATATTTTCTTACCAAAACGAACCCGACCAGTCTTCGGTGACATCCAACCCTTGTGGCCATTGTAATAACACCTCTGAAGATCAACCATTATAAAAATATGAGATTATTTTAATGCAGGGTAAAAAAAATGAGTCTCACAATAATTATGGGAAATATGTTTTCTGGTAAGTCTTCTGAACTCATTAGAAGACTTAAGCGTTATAAGGTCATAGACAAGAAAATAGTCGTCATAAATTCGTCTAAAGATACAAGGTCTGCTGAAGAAGTTTTAAAAACGCATGATGGTGTTGTATTTCCTTGTATCAAGGTACAGCATATTTCACATTGTGTTGTTCATCAATCGTTTTGTGATGCCGAGATAGTAGCCATAGACGAAGCACAATTTTTTGGAAATCTACATGACTTCGTGCAGATGTGTTTATTTTTAAAAAAATCTGTCATTTTGGCTGGTTTAGATGGTGATTACAAACAAAGAAAATTCGGTCAACTAATAGATTGTATACCCATGGCCGATGAAGTCATTAAGTTATCTGCACTGTGTATGGATTGTAATGACGGAACACCCGGACCATTCACAAAACGAATCGTAGAAAATCAAGATTTAGAACTCGTGGGCGGAAACGATATGTATAAGGCTGTTTGTAGAAAGCACCTGTGTTGTATGCGTACACCTATGCCCATGACAAAGGCGTCAAATTTAAAAAACTTAATCAAATAAATAAAAACTTTTAAAATTTAACATATCTTAAATTTTAAAAATTTAGTTTTAAATTTTATTAAAATATTAAACAACTAACAACTTAGTTGGAGAACGCGAGACCGCCCATACCAGATTGGATACGGAGGACGTTGTAGTTGGTCGCAAAGAGGTGCATCGTGTTGGTCGCCGTGGCGGTATCCTTGATCTTGACAGCGACTTGGGCGTTGTCGATGCGGGAGAAGTTGCACGTGCCAGTCGGTTGGTGTTCTTCCGGCTTGAGGGCGAACGAGTACGAGTACACACCCGGGTACGGGCAGCCCGTGTGGTGGGACATCGGTTGCACTTGGTTGAAGTACTTACCGGTTTGTTCCTTGAATCGGTCTTGGCCGTTGAGGACAAGCTTGAAGGTGTCAAGCGGACCAACAGCAGCCGTGGCGGAAGCCGCACCTTCTTCGACCCAGCGAGCAGCGGAGCCATCGGTACCGACCGCAAGAAGCGGGGCACCAGTACCTTGGGTGATCGGCACGAAAGCGTTGGAAGACGCAAGCGCCGTCGGATCAGAGTCGAGGACAAGCGCCGCAGAGTCGGTGTTGGACGTGAAGTTCCAGAGGGCGGCGTTGGAGGAGCTGCCTTCGGAGAAGCACCAGACAAGTTCCTTCACCGGGTGGTTGAAGGACAAGCGGACTTGCTTCGTGGAGGTGGAGGAAACGGAGTCGGCACCAGTGTGTTGCACTTGCTCGATGAGGTATTCGTGACCCTTTTGCGAGAAGCGGCGACGCTCTTCGGTGTCGAGGTACACATAGTTACCCCAGACCTTGAAGGTACCGTCGGTGTAGTGAGTGAATTCACCAGACAAATCGAAGTCAAGACGGACTTCGTGGTATTGGAGCGCAATAAGCGGCAAATACAAACCCGGGTTGCGGTTGAAGAAGAACACCAACGGCAAGAAGACGGTGTTGTTAGACGCCGTCGTCATCTTAGCCCAGTTAGCCTTCTTGGCTTCATCCAAGTACAACTCGGAGTAGAGGCGCCACCAGCGTTGGTAGTGCTTGTCGATGCGTTGGCCACCAATGGAAAGCTCGACGTCCTTGACGGCACGCTCGGCGACCCAGTTGCAGTCAAGAGCATCACCAGTCTTGGACACCAAAGTATTAGCCTTGAGTTCAACGTACATTTCACCGATCAAGTCACCGTTGCGCGCAATAGTGACAGACACACGGCCATTATCCGTAGCCGTACCATTGACAGTTTGTTCAATGTTTTCCATAGCGAAGTTAGTGTGGCGCTTGTAGACCGCCTGGAAGAAAGTAACCTTCGGGTTACCAGTCAAGTAGACGTCTTGGGCGCCGTAAGCGACGAGTTGCATGAGACCACCGGCCATTTTGAGAGTTTTTGTACTATATACCAAGATTTTTTTTTGGGCTGAAATCGCACTTGCTGCGAAAAATTTTGCCTTCGGTTTTCTCAGTGTAAGATAAAATGTCCTCCCATCCTGAAGAAGAATATGTCTCCGAATCTGGTTCTGAAGTCGACGTCGACGTCGATGTCAAACATGAAGAAATTATTGAAAGTGACGAAGGCGAAGAAGATTATCTCATGACAGACGAAGAAGGTTCCGATATTCCTGAAATTTTTGACGAACCACTCCAGATGGAGGAACTTCTCAGTTCAGTCCTCGCCACTCCCGATGGCGACACAGTTTGTTCGGCCCTGGTAAACATAGCTCACCATCTCGAGGTTCAGAATAAAATTCTTATTAAGGTACTCTCAGCTGTCAACAAAAAATAAACTTAGAAAAATGAATTGTAATAAGATTAGGCTATAAAATGGATACACATTACATTGACAGAGATCCGAATGTTACTGATTCCGAGATGGAAAATTTGAGAAATCAAATTCAGACCCTCGATCAGGAGCAAGTATTGCGTATCCTGGGACTTATGGAGGACAAGTGGTCTCTTACGAAAGATAATTGCGACCCTCGTGATATCGTGCGTCTTGGATATGACCAATTTTTTGACCCTTCTGAGTTAGAAGAAGATGGGTTTCCTAGGCGCATTGAGATGAATACTGTGAATGGTAAGTTACAAAGAGAAACTAAATTTTTGAAAAGTTTGGGTAGTCGTGTAAAAACTATAAATTTGATGGAGCATCAATTAGAGGATCACGATTTATCGGTAGGTGAACGTGTCTGTCGCCTGATAAAACAGATTAACGAAGCATTTAAAAATATTAGATTACACTTAAACGCTCAAGAGCGTATTTTACATCCAAGACAAATCCCCGAAAAATTTGATGCAGACCCTGAGTACTTCGACGCCACACCAATGGACGAAGCCAAATTAAGTGAAATGACACCCTACCAGCGTGCAATTGTTGCAGTTCTTGATGAGACGTCTAAGAAGAATATGAGACGATACAAGGGTAAATGTTGTGTGCAGCGAGTTTCGAACGGACATTATACACGAGCGTGGATGCCTACACACACAATTCAAGAGTTTGTTTATGAGCTGGCTGAAAAGGAAGTGAACTTTGAAGTTTGGAAAGATTTGACTTCTCGTGGTACCGCATTTAGAGATGTTATCAATCACTTAACACACTGTGTTGACAGCGACTTCCCTGAGATTAAAAAGAATAGACATATGTGGTCTTTTCAAAATGGCGTGTTTATTGCAAAAGAATGGATTCCTGATAAGGGTGTTTATGATTGTCACTTCTATCCATTTGAAAGTAAGCAATTTAACTGTTTAGATCCGACACTGGTGAGTTGTAAGTATTTTGATCAGCGTTTCGAAGATTATTCTTATATGGAAGATTGGTGGTCTATTCCGACGCCACATATGCAATCTATCCTCGAATATCAGAAATTTGACGAAGAAGTTTGTCGTTGGGTATATGTAATGGGTGGTCGTCTTTGTTTTGAAGTCGGTGATATGGATGGATGGCAAGTTATACCGTTTTTTAAAGGTATTGCCCGATCTGGCAAAAGTACAATTATCACCAAAATTTTCAAAAAGTTTTACGAAAATGAAGACGTTTCAACCTTGGGTAATAATGTAGAGAGAAAGTTCGGTTTGTCTGCAATTTGTGATTCTCTTATGTTCATCGCCCCGGAAGTAAAGGGTGACTTGGCACTTGAACAAGCCGAGTTTCAGTCTATTGTATCCGGTGAAGATGTATCAGTTGCTGTAAAGCACGAGAAAGCTAGGTCAATTGAGTGGAAAACACCTGGTGTATTGGGTGGTAACGAGGTTCCTGGATGGAAAGATAACTCTGGGTCTGTACTCCGGCGTGTATTGCCTTGGAATTTTACTCGTCAGGTAAAGGATGCAGATCCTCAACTCGACGAAAAGTTAAGCGAGGAGATTCCCACAATTTTGTATAAGTGTGTGCGTGCTTATCTGGATTATGCTCAGCGTTACAGAAATAAGGATGTATGGAATGTTGTACCAGACTATTTCAAGAAGATACAAAGACAAGTTGCGATGGTTGCAAGTACTTTGCACAATTTCTTGGAATCTACAAATATTGTATACGGAAAAGACTTATGCGTTCCACAGAAACTCTTTGTCCAACTTTTCAACCAACACTGTAACGCCAATAACTTGGGCAGGCCTAAGTTCAATCCAGACTTTTATGCGGGACCGTTTAGCTCTAGAGATATCGAAGTCAGGGAAGAATCCATGACATACAAAGATCGTTTGTATCCTCGACAGCCATTTATCTTTGGTTTAGATATTGTGGAAGAAAACCTAGGCTTTACAGACGATTACTAAAAAAAATAGTACTAATTATTAATATGAGCTCTGGTGTAAAAGAGTTCTTGAGAAAATCAAATGTGGAGATACAGACCACACCTTCACCCACAGCCACTGTCTCAAGTTCTTCAACCAATACTATTAATAATCAGTTGTCTCGCAATATCGAGATGCAAATGTTAAGAAATCAACAGTTTCCAAACAAGATAGAAAATAGTATTGTCAATAACAACAACTACGGAGAATTTGCACAATTTGTCTATGATAGTAATGATAACAACACAGCGCCTACCCCCAGTCCCGTGAGAAACGTGGGTCTAATTATAAGTAAATTAAACCCCGGTATGTTCAATGCGACAGTCAATAAGCATTTTAGCTCGGGTTCGAGAATAGATTTGAAAAAGATATTGATGGTTCCGATCAAACCCAAAACATCTATCGGAGATGGTCTTTATATAGAAACAAAGGAAATCAAGGGTATATATGGTCGTTTTCAAACAGGTTTTATATCCACAAAAAACTACGGTCAAAAGGGTAGTTTAAATCGAAACTATTTCAGTGTTCAATTTACATTGGATATTACTGATGGCAACGAAAAGAAGGGGGTAAGTGTGAATTTTTACAAAAATGGTAAGATTCGATTTTCTGGTGGGTTTGTTGGTACAAATATTGAACGACAAGCTGATCTCATAAGAAATTACATGGTTAACACATATACTGCTAAAGAGTCCTTTTTATATAACCCATTTGAATATAATAATTTGAGTGGTCAATTCAGAGTCAACGGAAATTTTAAGAATTTCAACTCTTTATATTCACGATTTCTTAAAAAGTATGGTGGACAAAGTGGTAAATATGAACCGGAACTTTCACCATTTATGTATTTGACATACAAAGACCATAAGTTTATACTAGCATCATCCGGTAATGTTCAGATTTCGGGTTCTACTACACCCGAACGAATGGTTGACGCATACAACAAAGGTATGGAACTTATGCGCATGTTTCATGAAAGTGGGGAAATAATTATCACTGGAAATATAACAAACAATACAATTGTTCAAAATAAAAAGAAAGTAAAAAGTAAAGTTCCAAAGAAGTTAACCCCGTCACAAATAAAAGCATTAAAAGTTGATGGAAAGCAGTGTATGCGAATGCCTAAACCGCAACTTTTACATTTGGCCAAAACTTTGGGAGTTGTCGGTATAAAAAATACCACGAAAAAGGAAGAAATTTGTAAAAAGATTAAAGCCATAACAAATACCAAAACAACTTCTTTCAGAAACACAAACAAAAATAAAAATGTTTCAATGAGTGGAACAAATAAAACTTTTAAGGTTGGTAGATCTATATGCAGCAATTATCCTAAGACAGAACTCATACGAATTGCCAAAATACTCGGTATAAAAGTTGAAGACAAAGACACAAAAATTTCTTTGTGTAAAAAGATAGAACAATTTAGAAATAAAAAAATTGCACCAAAACCTGTAAATAAAGTAACACCCAAACCAACCAGAAAAGAAGTAGCTCAAAAGAAAAGAAATGTAAAGAAAGACGTGGTGACAAAAAAGAGACGCCTCGATGAAAAATCAATCAAAAATGACATTGTCAAATTATACGGAAAAAGATGGATGAATAAATATAAAAACGTCATGCCGTCGATAAATCAAGACGTGAAAAATGTTAAATCTAGATTAAACACAATCAAGAAAACAAACAAAACAACGGGTGTTCCCTTTAAAAGAGACGCAGACTTAATCAAAAAGAGAATGGTGAATCGTTGGAAGCGTGAAAGAGAAAGAGATCTCGAAAGAAAGATCATAATGAAACAAATAAACACACGTGGTATTAATAAAAATTTAGCTAATAAATTCAGACGGGATGCCACAAATTATATAATGACTCATGGTCCTACTAAGAAACAACTTGAAAAATATAAAAACTTATGGATCAACTTGCGAAAAAAATAAAATGTAACTATATTTTAGAATGTCATATTTTGCAGTGACATCAACATTTGTTATAAGTGTTGTTATATTTGTTTTATTTTTTGGTTTGATTTTGAGTTACACATGTACAGGAGGAACTTTTAAGATCAAGGATTACGACGGATCCAGGTGTTTTAAATTTATTGACTATGGTGCGTTATCGAAAAAGGGACAACTAGAAACAGAAGCTACATCTTCTGACTTTGATCCAGATCAAGGAACTGTAGATTCGGAGGCTGAACCATCCATCGATGATGTGTTAACCACCACACTCCAAACTGCAATTATAGAAATCAGAGGTGAGCAAGAAACTACACCCACACAAGACCCAGCTTCAGCTCCTGCTCCAGCCCCTGCTCCGGCTCCAGTCACGGTTCCGACACCAGAAGAAATATGCAGAGACGGTGATATATGTAAATGTGAAACAGAATGGACTAACTGGGGTGATTGTAACGTTGTTACTTCGAAGACCAAAAGATCCAGATGTCGTGGACCAAATGATCTTATCGAAGAGGAAAGGGATTGTACGTGGTGTCGAATTGGTAATGTGTGTCATTGTGAAACTGATTGGGAGCCGTGGGGACCGTGTGACACATCGACACTGAAAATGAGAAGAAGTAAATGTAATGGACCGGGTGATTTAGTAGAAGAGGAAATGGATTGTAGATGTAGTTATGGTGACTGGGGTGAGTGTAGTAAAACGTGTGGACCTTATGGTTATAAGATGAGAAATCGTGAAATACTAGAATATCCAAAAGAAGGTATGGATCAGACTGAGTGGGAGAATGGAACTGCGTGTACCGAATATGAATTAGAACCATGTAATCAGGATATACAATGTCTCGGGTGTTGTGAATCAGAATATTCAATGTACGACTATGGTGTGAAGACGTCTATAAATGAAATTAATAGAAATAACATATTTGATATATATCGTGGTGTTTTAGGTAATATTATGGGTGCATCAACATTAAAAATACAAATAAATCCGGATGGTGATAAATTGAAAATTAATGGTAACGTGTATAATTTTAAATACGGCACAACTAATACATACACAGATGGGACACGTGATTATGTTTTTATACTTTATCAATCGGGGATGTATGCACATTTATATGATGTAAATTCAGATGAAAATATAGTTTTTAAAAGAAAAGAACAAATAGATTGTAATTATTGTGATTAAAAATATTTCGTAAATGTATGAGCACCGAACAAACTCATGAAAGAGATAGTTGGTGTCAAAAACAAGAAAGCCTTCTCAGGAGATGGGGAGAAAAGGCAGCCGGTTACAGATGGTTACATAATCATGCAAGACTTCATTTTAAAAAACAACATGATTATTTATCCTATCCAAGTATTGTAATTTCGAGTATCACTGGTGTGGGTGGTTTTGCTGTTTTGAATCCAAGTGGTAATGATAATGTAGACGATTCTACAAAAACAAAGATTATGATTGTGCAGTATATGTTTGCATTCTTAAATGTTTTGGGTGGTATTTTGACATCCATATCTAAATTCAGTCAAAGTCAGCGATTATCCGAGTCGCATTCTAATATGTGTATCCAGTATTCTAAGTTTTACAGAAACATTGATATGGAATTATCACTTGATGTGCAACATCGTGCAAATGTTATAGAATTTGTTAAAAAGGCTAGAGAAGAATATGATCGCTTGTTAGATGAAGCCCCCGATATTCCCGCATTAAGTATAAAAGCTTTTAATGAAGAATTTCCAGACAGAGATAATAAACCAGACGTTTGTAACGGTTTGAATATTATCCCGGATGATGTATCTATAAGTTCTAACAAAAGAGAAGCTATAAGAAATTGGGTCAATGCCGTATCAGGTGTAATAAAGGGGCGTCGAAGTAGAGATGGATTGGAGAATATAGAACTCGGACGTGTAGAATCAACGTAACCTTTCGTTGCATGTCTTGTCGATAAATACACTATAAAATATAACAAATAAAACCAAAACCGGAACTAAAATATATTTGAGTCTTGGAAATATAGCCAAACCAAGTATTATTGAAATTATTATGTAAATATACAAAAATTGAGTATATTCAATAATACTTCTCTTTATACGATGAGCGTTTAATGTACCTGGATACGATACAAATACCGCATTATTTTTTTTATCTTTGTGAGTTGGTGGTACATTTTTGAAGATTTTTTCTTGTTCATCTATTTTTATAAAGTTATGCACTTTACACAAATCATTTAAATTTCTTTGGTCGTCTTCGCATTTCATTTCATTTGCTTGGTTTATTATAATCTTCAAATATTTGACATAACCCATGTAAAGACCAGAATTAGCTGTATTATTTTCATCACATGTTCCAAATATAATTTTAGAAAATGGCCCAAATGGCATAGGATCTTTAGACACAAGAACACCACAATCATACGATTTAAATATTTTCACAACATCTTCTGGACTTTTGTTTATTTTTGTATCAAAGCCATCAACAAAAACAATTATGTCATCGTCATTTTTGGTTTCGAGATGTTTAGACATTGCTTTATATTTATCACCAAAACCATTCCATTTTGTTCCCCAACCTAGCACAGTCACTTTCTGATTGAAATTATTATTTACTAATTCTTCAAACATGCCTTGTGATTTGTTGGCGTAAGTCACGAGTTCAAATGACATATTTATATAAAGCAAGAAATAAATTTAAAAACAATTGTTTATTAATTGTTAGATGAACATTGGAATTTTAACAGCGGGAGGAGTATGCCCGGGTGTAAATACATTGATACGATCAATTACACTCCGTGAAAGAAATCAAGGAAATTCAGTACACGGGTTTTGTGATGGTTTTCGTGGTTTAAATAAAAACGTTAAATGTTATTTCGACCAAGAAAATATCGAAGAAGGACCTGGCACCATTTTGAAAACGTCATATGATTTTGTGGACGTCGAATCCGCTGTTAAAAATCTCAAAGATTTTGGCAGACTTTATTGTATTTGTGGTAACGAATCTATGAAGTCGGCCAGAGATCTCGCACTTGATGAAAGGATAGACACTAATATCATAGGGATTGCTAAGACAGTTTTTAATGACATTCCTGGTTTGGAATCAATTGGGTTTCAATCGGCTGTTCAAGAGCTTGCAAGATATATAGATTGTGCTTACGTTGAAGCCATTTCGACCAATACGATTGTTTTTTTAGAAGTACCGGGAAGAAATAGTAACGAATTAACTGTACACGCAGGTCTTGCAAGAAATTCAAAGGTTACAAATGTTATTTTACCAGACATGAAAGGTAATCACGTTACCGACATTGAGTATACTTTCGCAAAGAGAGGCTACGCTGTCGTCGTTGTTTCTGAAATGTGTGACCATCAACGAATTGCTTCTAATCTTTCTAGCGAAGTTAAGGTTATTACCCCTGGTTATCTTATCCGTGATTCTGGGGCGTGTGTCTACGACACTATATTAGCTGAGCGTATGGTACGTGAAGCATTCGATCATGCTCAAGAAAATAAAAATTTCATTAAAGGTGCAAATAGGATTATTAAGTTTAATGACTTTCTTAGAATAGCATAATTAACTTAAAGAAAAGCCTATATGTATAACTGAGATCCTATAGCTCAGTTGGTTAGAGCGCGGTGCTTATACAATTATGTATATTTGAGTGTAGTAAAATACACATGAGCGACGCCGATGTCGTGGGTTCGAGCCCCACTAGGATCATTTTCTTTGTATATTATAAATGCTTCTCCAGAACAATATAGTTCTTGTTTTTTTGTTACTTATTTCTGGTGCAGGTATTGTGTCACATGGTAATTTTAATTACTTTCCAAAGTTGACTACACGAATAGAAACGCCATTTATTTATGGTATGATTATCATGCTACAATCAATTTTTGGTTTATCTGGGCTTACCGAAACTCCCAGTCGAGTTGAGAAATTAATGAATCAGAAATGGTTTAAATTTTTTACAGTCATGATACTTTCTTATGCCGCCACAAGAGATATAGAAGATTCAATTTTCCTTATGTTAATGTTCCTTGTAGCAATTCAACTTATCAGGACTAAGGAGGAGAGAAAGAAAAATCCATACATATTATAAAATGAGGTATGGTTCTCTACGCCGATTAGATTTCAAGGTAAGATGGGGTTTGCACAAAACAGGTTTAGTTCAAGATCATCATGTGATACCTAGACAATTTAAAAATCACGTTGCAGTGAAAAACTCTGGATATGACATGAATTCTAGTAAAAACATAATAATGATGCCAACACGTCATGGTATACACACACTCAATTTGAGAGAAAACAGACTTGTACATGAAGGCAATCATAAAGAATATAATAACTTTGTTGGCGAAATGCTAGACATTATAAACGACGAAGACGAAATGGACTATCTCATAAATATTTTAAAAATGGGATGTCGAAGAAGACCCAAAGACATACCGTGGTAATATTCACTTCCATGGAAAGTCTGCATACCTACTTTTAAGTATAGGTTCACCCTTGTCATAAATGTGACAGCACTGCTTATATCTGTCAAATCCATCGTGACAACTTTTTACATAATCATACTTTTTAATAGTTTTATCGTAACCCCCATGCCTTAATTTATTCCTGTTATTCACACACACCTCATCAAATAAATATAAATTATTATCGTTTATACCAGCTTCTGGATTTTCATCATAACTTTCTCTCAATAACATGTAAAATTCTATACAATTACTGAGATAGAGAGGTTTATCAGAACCTTCCATCATAAAATTGATCAAATCTAAGAATATACTTCTACCTGGACCACTGGCTATTATACCGTTATAGATTGATCCACTTTGAATACTTAATACTGTATATAAATTGTTTTCGTCAGTAAATATTTCACTGATTGGTTTTATTAACTCAGTTTTGATATCCATATATACACCGCCATATTTATACAAGTAACAATACCTGAAAAGATCGGCTTTGTGTGCCTTCACTTTGAGTGATTTAAACTTATTAGCCATTTCCAAACTATAATGGTTTGATATAAATTCATAACAATCATCATCATCAAATACTTTGTGTTCATAACCTTTTGCATATTTGTTTACATTTTCATAAACTTTTGATGGAATTTTATCTTTTGAACTATATGTTTGAATTAAGACTTTTGGTATTTTTGTATTATGTTCCGTGAGGGGTATTTTACTTATGTCTATTCTACTTCTCAATTTATTCCACAACTTGACCATTTTGTAAGAATAGGATATGTTTTCACACACCTTGTCCGGATTGTTCCATCCGTACTTTACGGTATCCTTGTAAGGTCCTTGTTCAGAACTTTCCAAAACAATATCGGTATATTTGTTAAGATCTATTTTCATACTTGAAACATATGGAACTAAATAGTCACCATTTTTACCAATGATATTTCTATATTTTTCATTATCCTTTTTATAATTTGGATTTTTAAAATCTTCTATACACTTATCATACCATTCTTCTATGAACGGGTGATTCGGTGGCGCCTTTATAAAAAAGTTTTCTATACACGTAACGCTATCCTTGGAAAAACGTTCAGCTTTATAACAAAAGACTCTTTCTTTGGGTAGCCACGAATGCAATTTTTGTGTCAAGAAGACACTTGCGTCCATCCAAATACCACCGTATGTTTTCAATAAATATAATCTTATAAGATCTGCTTTGTGGGCTTTCATTTTTGTAATGTCGTTTATTTCATTTATAACATTAATGGGTACCCATCTATAAATATTAAAATCGTTCAACACTCTGATGTCTTCACATTTACCGACATGTTCCCAATTTTCCAAACATCTTTTAACAACCGTTGGCTGGAATGGAGAATGCCAGTATGTCCACACAGTGTTTTCCGTGGCCGGACTTTGTATGAAAAATATCAGGGTTAATAAAAGAAATATCAACACCAATATCCACATTCTTACTTAAACACGAGATTTTATTAATGGTTAAGTATGAATATCATCGATGCATCCGGGCTCGTGAGTTCCATTATAATATGTCTCATGTTTGTACCCGAGGTGATTCATGTGTATAAATACAAAGATGCCAAGGCTCTGAGTTATACATTTTTAAATTTAAATTTAATTGCAAGCATACTAGCTTTGGTTTATTCTATATATTATAATGTTATCCCCATGACAATTACGAATATTTCTGCTGGATTATTTTCATTAGTCTTATTTCACTTCAAATATGTAAACGAGCTTAAAGAAAATACACATTTAGATAATATAGCTTCTATAGTGTAGTGGTCGATCACATCAGACTTTGAATCTGATAACCCAGGTTCGATCCCTGGTAGAAGCTTCATCCAGCCTTAGCTCAGTCGGAAGAGCAACTGACTGTAGACACTTAAGTCTAAACAACTACTGATATCAGTGGGTCACTGGTTCGAATCCGGTAGGCTGGATTTATTCCGTCTTAGCTCAATTGGAAGAGCACACGGCTGTTAACCGTGGGGTACGGGGATCGAAACCCCGAGACGGAGAAATGCTCGTTTAACTCAGTTGGTAGAGTGCAAGCCTTGTAAGCTTGTGGTCCGGGGTTCGAACCCTCGAGCGAGCAATTTCATATGATCTCCTTTTTACAATTTATGTTTCTAGATTGTAAAATAGAGTTTTTAATTAGTCTTTAAATGTAACTAAATCACCTTTTTTTTCATCAAGTAAATCACTATCATTGATATTATAAGTAGAATCGCATGAAAAGACAGAACTTTGTTTTTTTCCGACATACTTACATCTCATGGATCCTCCGGTATTGTAGATTTGATTTGATTCACGATACGATGGGGTACACCATTCATACAACATCTTATACGGCGGTCTTGAAGTCCCCACCCATTTCTCATAACAACTTTTTGGGATGATTGTATAGGTATGTGGAACTGTTACAGCTACACATTCTTCATCATTTTTACATCGGTCTATACAGGTTTTTGCAGTCTGTGATTCAGTCTCAGTTTTATATACACCATTTTCATTAATTTGACAATCCTGTGTAATTTTATAATTATCTTTCTTGCATTGTTTGGTATATTCTTCTTTTTCTGCGAGTTGATCTGCCGTACATCCACCTCCAATATTTAAAACATCGGTTTTGTACAAGACAGTACCGTCTGGTCTACATTCGGATATCTTTATATCTCGTGTCACGACACATTGCGGACACCCTTGACAAACTTCTTTATGTGATTCTGGTATAGATATCATGGCTAAAGTGTAGTAACCAGTGGGCGTTGATGAATAGTCAACTTCATATTCTACAAGGCGTTTGGTTGTCGAATAATAATTGTTGTTCGATGATCCTACTGAACATACCTCCCCTTCTGCAGGTAAACAACTATTAGATTCGTCTGTTCTTTTGTATTTTATAGGTACACTTTCTCCGATATCTGTAGTATAAAATATATCATAACGCTGACCTATATTTAATACCTGATATTCATCAATACTCAAATATACATATCTGAGACCTACAATTGTGTCTATTTCTAATTTTATTTTGAATAGATATACTTCATATGGAATGAGTAAACGAATTGAATTTTTAACCGAATTTTTAAACAAATCTGGGTGTGTTAATTCACGTGTTACCCTCACCCTTCCTTGGGGGTACACGTTTATAATCCATGATTTTCCATATTCTAAAACATTGTTACCATTTGTCCATGAAACATAAATGAATCTTTTATTATATTCTGAAGATGCAAAAAATGGCGTCAAAGTCAACATGGAATTATCTGAATCCAGGAGTTGAAAATCTATATTCATATCTTTGTCGATAAACATGTTATTTAAATTTCCAAACACATCATCATAATAAACATGAAATTTGAAAGCGATTACATCTCCACCATAATAAATTTCTTTAAATGATATTTTAACAAAACCTGGCATGGATGTATCAATTTCACCCTCGTAGTAGTCACCTTTATCGGAAATGATATAAGCTTTCCATCGGGCAACTTGTTCACTCTTTAAAAATTTATCCTTGAATTCTTGTTTACTGTCATCCAGAGGAAATGTTATAACAATATCCTTGAATTTTTCGTTATCAAGCATGTCGGGCGGTGAACCTGTATAGTTTGACCTTCTTTTGGTAAAATATAAGTAAGCTACCAAAAGAATCAAAACAGTCACGATATATCGCCTGTCCATTAAACATTACCAATATTTTTTTTAAACATTCAATACTTTTTGTTTCCAGCCTTTCAGAGATATATCACTTTCTTTACACCATGGGTACACTTCTTCACCAACAAAGTTAATAGCATCCATTCCAGACTCTATACACTGTAAACAGTTGTCTTCACTGTCATCTATTATGAGACCGATATTGAGAGATCTGCATATGTCAACCTTCTTAACTTCATTGGGTGTAAAACTATTTGTTAAAATCACATCGTCAAATAATCCGGGGAAATAGGTATCTATCCAGTTTTCAGTGGTATCTCTCACAATATCTTGACGACCCGTTAGAATGTACATCTTATCACATTGTTTTCTAAGTTTTGTCATTGCATATTGCGATCCTTCAATTGGTTTTAAATAATAAAAGTCTCTAGATCTGTAGAAATCATGAAGAATTTTTTGTGATTCTTGTTCTGAAACATTAAATATTTCCCTGTAAAGGTATTTATATTTGGGTGTTGTGGGAAGTTTTTGACCTTTCCATCGTGCCATAGGTCTGAGTAATTCAACCAAGACTTCGTCCATATCAACCGCAACTTTCCTCAACATTTATAATTATACTACATATTGTGAGAATACCCTGAACGCAAAAAAAAATATAAACTAATAGTAATGATCACAGGGGGACATATATTTGTATTATGTTTAATCCTTTTGCTGATATATTTACTTTTTAACAAGAGTAAACGTGAAAAGTATGAATACAAAAAGTACCCCATCAACGTATCTTGGACAAATGGAGATGGAACGTTTTCCATGGTTACGAAGTGGATAGTAGTTGTAGTTACACCCGATGGAACTGAATATACAACCGAAACAAACAGTTTAGAAGACAGAAAGGATGGTTCAACTGTCAACCTAACAGTGAATGACGTTGTTTTGAAGCCCGGAAACAATAAAATTACTGTAAAACTATTGTTTGATGATTTGTATGGACGAAAAAATATACAATTTCATAAATACGAGGTTGAACAAATTGTATATGACGACTACGAAAATGTAGTTAAAATAGATAATTTTGAAGGTTGTTATGAAGGAGAATGGACAAACAATGGCAGTTGTTCTTCCGAAGGTAAACAAACACAGACACGGGCGTTGGTTGGGGCTACGTGTTCGGATGATTTGGTCGCCGAAAGAGAAATCGATTGTTGTTACCAAACTGAATGGGTTGGTAATACATGCACACCGGATGGGAAGATAAGACAGACCAGAGAAGCTGCTGGCAACTGTGATGATTTATCTACTGAAAGAGAAGAACTTGACTGTTGTTATGAAGGAGAATGGGCGAACAGTGGCAGTTGTTCTTCCGAAGGTAAACAAACACAGACACGGGCGTTGGTTGGGGCTACGTGTTCGGGTGATTCTGTCACTGAAAGAGAAATCGATTGTTGTTATACAACAAATTGGGTTGAAAGTGGTGTATGCGAAGTAGGTAATAAAATGAAAAAAACACGTGAAGCGATTGGAGAATGTAACGGTGTGAGCACAGAAGAATACGTTTATTGCTGTTATGAATCAGACTGGGAATATAGAGATTGTTACGGTAATTGGCCCAGATATCAAAAATATGTATGTGGATATAGTTCTCCAGCTGTTAAAAAATTTTACGATCGGGGTCGTTGTGTACCTTCATCTGTGGGTACACTTTCATTAGAGGGTTTGGATATTGAATACACTCGGCAAGGTAAACCATTTAACGACCCGGGCATAAAATCACTTTCCAGTGATTTGTATACGTACGAAGATGATTTGGATATAAACACGGGTGGAGAATATACTAGAACATATAAAATCCAAAGAGAGCCACCGGGTACATACGACTATTTAACACGTAAAATAAGAGTGCGACCGTTTGTATATATTACCAAGGACGATTGGACTGGGGAAGCAGAGGTGTATGATAGATCTTTTTATGGCACTTATATGCATACCAGTTTATATCCCAGTGATGAGTGGAGGGAACTTGATTACCGCGTGAGTTTGTATGAAAGATATTCAGCCCCGTCAAGATTACAAGATGCGCCGGTTTTCGATAATATTGAAATTGTGGGATGGGACTTTAAAATTAAAGAAGAAAGTAGTGACAAAGTGACATGGACATTTAGATTTAAAATTTTAAAATATACAGATGATTACGGTCAGACGTATCTATTTAATAAGTTACGCATAGATAACCGATTTAGTGGTGATCATGTCAAGAACTATTATATTGTTTAATATAAATAAAGTCGAAACATCATATGTTATGAACTCTCAAAGTTCACTAGATATGAAACCCAGTATGATTTTGCCTAGTCACGGGCCGCCAAATGTCCGAACATTTAACCCGTAACAAATTTCAGGAAAATGGAAATGTCATTCTCCT